CCCCAGGAAACTGGGGGGCTCTTTCTACCTTTACCACTCTTCCCTTAAAAGGGATTAATTCTTCGGAGTATCCCTGATGCGAAATGGCCAAGTCTACCTAACTAAGAACATCGTTAAAACTATCAGTAATTACACTGGTACGTCCACGATGCCTCAGATACCGGCGGCCGAAGTCATTTCTTCTATCACGAATAGTGGTTACACGGGTCCTCGCGTAAAAGCGAAGCCTCAACCTAAGCATTCGTTCTCGTACGATGCGCATAACACTAGGATGCTTATAGAAGCTTTTGAGAACATTAATCAACCTTACGGACCGGAAACGGTGCGCTGGTCAGGTGGTGCTCTCAAGCAACTCTATAACTGTCCGATTGTTCTGCTCGAAGACGATACCGACCTCTATAATAAACTCATAGAGAAGCTTAATGAAAAGGCCCGCGGTACAATCGATCTTTCGATTGATATTGCGGAGGCGGGTAAAACCAAACAAATGTTGAAGGGTATTGACTCCATCGAGAATTTGGGAAAGCAGCTTCAAAAGAAGTCTGGTCTCTTAAAGATCCCGGGGAGCCTTTGGCTCGAATACACTTATGGTTGGAAACCCTTGCTTAGCACCGTGTACGAAGCAGCCGAGGAGTCTACTCGCGTTGTCATCAATAAGTTAGAGAGGTTTAACGCTCGGGTTGTTAAAAATATTAACGACCCGCTCGTCTCTTTTGCTCGTTGGGATGGCGCAGTTATGACTTGTCGCGCTAAAGGTACATCGAAAATCTCCTATTCCTCTAATATCGCCCTTCTTACGAATGACGGTTTTGATGTGTCTAGGTGGTCTTCGTTGAACCCGGCTTCGATTGCTTGGGAGTTGACGCCTTATTCGTTTGTAGTGGATTGGTTTTATGATGTCGGGGGTTATCTCCGAAATCTTGAAACCTCGCTCCTCTACGCGAATCGATTCAATAATGGTTCCATTAGTCGAATCGAGGCTCACGACCTGACGTTCAAAGTTGACGAGATTATTAGTCTGCCCGGCGACTACTACTCTGCCACATATCGTGGCGAGCACTATCGCAGGAAATTCAGTCGAACTCTCTTGTCTTCTTATCCGTCGCCGAGAATCCCGCGTTTTAAGGCGGAACTCGGATCGTCTCGCATGTTATCTGCAGCTGCTCTCTTGAGTACGCTGTTAAAATAATATGCTTATTATCAACTGCCAATCCTTTGGCTTTTTAGGAGTCGACAATGACTGTCGCTACCAATATCGTCCTCGCGGACGCACAGGCAACCCCTGTAAACCATACTTTCGTTCCTGTCGGTAAAGATGACAAAGGTGTGTTCTGGTTTCTCGACCAGAGCGTGACCAACGCTATCGGCTTTTGGCGAGTGAGCGTGGAGGTTAAGAACCCCCCGCCTATTCGACAAGGCATGTCTAGCGCTGATCGCACCTATCGATTTAAGATCGGTTTGCATGAGCCTATTCTGGAAACGGTGTCAAATAACACTGTGGCCGGGATTGCTCCTGCTCCGACTGTCTCGTACATTCCCCGTGTATTCACGGAGTTTGTCATCCCCGAGCGAGCGTCTCTGCAGAACCGTAAGGATCTGCGGAAGATGATCGCCCTGCTCCTCGCTGACGCCAACATCGTTGCCGTCACTGAGAATCTCCAGTACTTGGTCTAAACCATATTTGGAGTTTTTCAATGACAAAGCATATCGATTGTGTCGAGCTCGCAGTGATGCGCGCTTTTTGTCAGTGGGCAAGTACCGACTACAGTAAAAGAGTTTTATCTGAGCTCGATGATAAATCGAAATCCGATGACTCTCTTTTATCTCTCCTAAAGGATTTCTCCTTTAGTAGAACTGTAGAACAAAGCTCCGTTGATATTATCTCAAAGGATTACTTCGTGTCGAACTTTTTACGCAAGTGGAAAGGTTTCGACCTCGCGGTCAACCTCGAGGATGTCACATTCGCTACTTGGGAAAGTAGCGAGAAGCAGTGTTTTCGAACTAACAGACGCCTAGTTTCTGAAGCCCAGAATGGTTTTTACACCATTCCGCCTCACGTCATTTCCGACGCTCAGCGTAAAATAGCTCAGATTCTCGGGTATCTAGACGTTGATAACATTCTTCAGCTTTGCAGGTTCGGCAAAGGTGCTACTTCGAGCATAGCTCGTAAGGACAGCAGTATTGCCAGTAAAATGCTTTTAGAGCCTTCCATCACTTTCGACTGCATCCCTTACTTCTGTAAGTCTATCGCCGGCGACTCTATTTTTCAAGAGTCTGTCGGCGGTTTCGACCGTCTGGATATTGTGGATGCAAATCGAATGGTTATGGTTCCAAAGAGCGCCTCGACTCACCGAATGATTGCGGCCGAACCTACTATGAATAGTTTTATTCAGCAAGGTGTTGGCCGCCATATCAGGAAGAGGTTAAAGGCGTTTGGTGTCGATCTTGATGATCAGACGATAAATCAAGATCTCGCTTTCAGAGCTCTCGCCGATGGTTTTTCAACTATCGACTTAAGCTCCGCGAGCGATACACTCTGTAATGCTTTGGTGAAGCTTCTTCTCCCTCACGAGTGGTACTCTTTTCTCGACGATATTCGTTGTAAGAAGAGTACTTTTCGCGGAAAGAAGTATTTGCTTTCTAAGTTTTCGAGTATGGGCAATGCCTTTACTTTCGAACTTGAGTCCTTAATCTTCTTCGCCCTATCTTGGGCGGCGAGCAAGGATAAGCATTCTGTCTCTGTTTATGGTGATGATATCATCTGCTCAAAAGATGACTTTGCCCAAGTAGTTTCAACACTTACATGGGCGGGGTTCTCCCTAAATGCAGATAAATCTTACACTTTTCCTAGTCGTTTTTATGAGTCTTGCGGCAGGCATTATTATGATTTGGAGGATATTACTCCCCCTTATCAGAAAGATGTCTGTATTCGAGCTCACGACTTTATTCGGCTTCATAATCGCATCGTACGCAGCTTTGTACGTCTTAGACTTCCTTTGGAAGTCTGCAACAAACTTTGCTGCATCATCATCGACTATGCAGACCGAACCCTCTCCGCTCCTAAGGGAGTGAAAACATTCTCGAAACTTTCTGGGCCCCTCACTGCTGACGACAGGTATTTTATATCTTTAGCCAGCATTTCCGATACTGAAAAGTATTGGAGAGGTCGTGATCGTATTCGAGTGCTTTGCCTGGATAACGTTCAAACGTTAGAATCCGAGGACGAGAGTCGGGAACGCGTTTTGTACGCGTATAAACTGAGACGTCCTGAAACGCTAAACAGTAGCCCAGAGGGTTACTGCCAAGCTATTATCAGGAACAGATACGCATACTCGTATGCGTACATTTGGAGGTCTGCTTCACTAACGTGAAGCACATTCTTAGACCTGCTCGCTGCCCCATTGGTTTTTGACCACTGGGGTTAGCTGCTTATCCCGT